GGCATCGACCTTGCCCAGCAGCGGCAGCACCTCCAGACAATCGCCAAGGATAAGGCGGCAGTCGCCGATGGCGACCTCTTTGCGGATAGGGCTCATGCCGGCACCGCCAGTCCGGCGCGACCGAGAAAGCCGCGCCATTCCTTCGTCAACGCCTTTTTTCCGGCCTCGACGGTGCGCGCATGCTTGTGCGGCGGCGCCGCGCCCCTGCCAAGCCAGAAGCACCATGTGCACCGCCCCGTGTCCCCGTCCGGGAACACCGCGCCGAGTTCGATCTCTCCGGATTTTGCGAGCAGACGGCCGCCTTCATAAGGCTGATGCCATGTGATCGGGAATGAGAAGGTTGCGGCACTCTCTCCGCCCGTCACGTCCATTCTCTCAGACGTTGCAGATGCCGTCCGGCCGGCATCGACCCTACTCGCCTCTCCCGCCATGCAGTCGGCTGGCCTCATCGTGGCTTCGCCTGTCGCACCGTTGTCCTCGGAGGCTTTCGCCTGGGATTCCATCGGCCCGCAGGGAGCCGTGTTCTCGAATGTCTTCCAGTCGATGCGCAGCAGCAGCGTGTCGCGCTTGCCGCCGGCATCGTAGCTGTCGGTCGCCTCGTCCAGTTCCCAGACGAACCATGCGCAGTTCATCCGGCTGGAGGCCTCCGGCCCGTCCCATCCGTCGCGGTGCATCATCGGCAGACGGCGCGTGAACACGATCACACGGCAGGGCGGATGCTCGTCCATGGCGAAGCGGCGATCGGGATCGTCGAAGCCGCAGAGGAAATTGAGGTTGAGCAGCAGCGCCATTTTTCGCGGGCGATGCACACGCAGCGCATGCGCGACGAAGGCGTTGAGCGTGCCGCCATAGGGCGGATTGGTAACGATGTCGGGCCGATCCGGCCGCGCCTCGGTCGCAAGAAAATCCTGCACGTCCTGGCACTCGCCGTGCTTCGTCGCCGTGCCGTAGTCGACAAGATCGGAGAGCGAGACGTCGTAGCCCGCAGCTTCCATCTCGCGCGAGATCGCGCCCCTGCCGCAGGCCGGTTCCCAGACGTTCGGCGCGAAGCGCATCCATGCCAGAAGCACGCGCATCGCCTCCGGCGGCGTCTCGTAGAGATTGTGGCCGCGCTCTTCCTTCGTCGCAGTCGCGGTGCCGACGGCGGCGCGCAGATTGGCGCGGCGAGGATCGAGAACGACGCGTTTAACCGCCGCCCGCGTCGGCTCGTCGCCATTCGCCAGCATGTCGTCGAGCACGCGCCGCACGACGCCCGGATCGGACGCGACCGCGTCGCGGATCTGGCGGGCGTCGAAAACCTGCTTTCTGGTCAGGCCGAGGTCGGCGACCGAAGGAATCGCGTTCCCGTCCGGAACGCGTTTCGCGCCCGTGTTCGGGCCATGAACTTCGCCACGCTTCTGCGCCGCATCGTATTCGTCGGCCAGCCGGCGCTTGGCGAGGCTTTCGATTTCCAGCGCGTCGGCCTGCGCGCGGTGCGCGGCGGCGACCAGCTCGTCATGCGCGTCCTTCGCGCGGGCAAGACGCGCCTGCCGCTTCGCCTCCGCATAGACGGCGTCGGCCGCCTCGCTGGCCGCCAGCACTTCCGCCGCCGTTTCCGCGCGCGCAAGCGCTGCCGCCGCCTGTTTGACAAGCGACGGCAGACGCGAGACGGCGCGGGCGGCGACGGCTTGCATCACGCTTCCGGCGAGCCTTCGAAGGACGGCAGCTCGGTCTTGTCGGCGGCTTCCTTCAGGTCGTGGCCGACCTGCTCGCGCAGGTAGAACTCCCAGCGATAGAGCTGGTAGAACCACACGATCGATCCGCCCGCGATGCGGTAGCGCAGCCGCGCCGGAATCCGCACCGCGTCGCCGTCGACGAAGGCCGGCACCGACACCATGAACACGCCGGGGATGACCACCTTCTCGCCATTGGCGTTGAGATGCTCCTCGGCGAACTCGATCTGCCGCTCGCCCGTCTGCAGGCGGATGCCCTGCTTCGCCTTGGCGTTGACGAACACCTCCAGATGCCGGGAAAGCTGGACGACCTCCGACGGCGTCGCCATCCGTTCCTTGAACAGCCGCTCGTACTCGCTGCGCTCGCCTTCGCCCGGCGCGGCCAGCTCGGCGGAATGCTCCTCGAGGAAGGCCGCGAACTCGTCCTGCTTCATCGGCTTGGCGTTGCCGTTCACCCAGGCGGTGAACTCTTCCGTCAGCGGGAAGGCGTATTCGATGCGATGGTCGCCCTTGCGCGCGGCCACGCCCTCGCGGTCGTAGTTGAGCACGGCGGTCAGCTTCGGCGACGGCCACGACGTCTTGCCGAAGATGACGCTGTCGACATCCTTGTGACGGTCGATCAGCTCGATGAAGCTCTTGAGCGTGTCGACCTGCGCCGTGCCGCGGCGGCGCCGCGGATCGACGCGGTATTCCTCGATCAGCGGCCTGACCGATTTGAACGTGTTCGTCGCGCGGTCGAAGGCGACAGGCACGTTGGCAGGCAGCCCGGCGCCGAGTCCGGTCGTGTCGACGAGAAGAATCTCCGGCTCGGCGGCCGCGACGGCGAGATTCTTCACCAGTTCTATGGCATGCGGATCGAGAGGCACTTTCGGCTGATCGCCCATAGCGATCTCCTTTCAGCTTGAGGGAGGGTCGAGGTCAGGCGGTGTCGCGCTCGCCGTCGTCCGCGTCGCGGGACGGGACGGAGCGGGTCGAGAACATGTCGACCTGGCTCGGATGCTCGACCGAGAGCTGCCCGTCGACCGTCCAGAACGGCGTCTTCATGAAGCGGGCCGTGTCCGGCAGCTTCACCTTGTAGGTCGGATCGATGTCGAGGCGGCCAAGCTCGTATTTGAACACGATCTTCACCGTCATCTCGGCCTTGACGCTGTCGCCGGGCGCGGCCTCCAGCGTCGCGACGAGGTTTTCCATTTCCTCGTCGAGCTTGCGGGAGAAATCCCCGCGCGACAGCAGGCCGAGCATTTCACGGAAGGTGCGCAAGAGGCGCATGGTGCGGTCCTTTCGGTTTGAGGATGGTGGAGACTCCGGCGAGCGCGCCGGTCGGCCAGCCTTTGCGGCGGAAAGCGCGGCGCGACAGCATCAGTTCTGCGCCTCCGCCAGCCGGCGGCGGCAGGGATCGATCGCACCGCTCACCTCGTCGATCTCGCGCAGTTCCTCGCGCGCGGCGGCGATGCGCTGGTCGCGTTCCGCTTCCGCCGCGCGGACCGCCCTGGCGCAGTCCGTCCGCGCCGCTGCGATCTCGGCTTCCCATTGCAGCCGGCCATCGGTCAGCCGCGCATGCAGCGCGTCGAGGTTCTGTCGCGTGTTGACCCGCGCCCATTTGCCGGAGAGTTTCTTTTCCACAGCCGCATCGGCCGCCAGATCGAGATCGGCCGGGTCGAGGGCGATCCCGGCCACATCCTGTTCGAGGCTCATGAATTCCTCCGTTTCGGGCAGATGTCGCGGTGGTTGGTCATCCACATTTCGAGCGAGCTGACCGGCTTGCCGATGCGGGCGGCGATGGCCTTCGCCGTCAGTCCCTCCGCCCACAGTTTCCCGATCAGCGCGGCCGGAAAGTCCGGACGCCCGCCGGACGACGGGCTTTGTGCACCAGTCGTCGACGCCGGCGCGGCCGCGGCGGAGGGTGCGCGGCCGGCCGACGCCTGCCTCCATGCGTCGAGGATGCGTACGACGCGCGGTTCCGGCACGCCGGTCGCCTTGCTGATCGCGGCGGTGCTGCCCTGTCCGGCGAGCGCGAAGACGAGCCGCACCTGCTCGTCCAGTTCGGCGTCGGCCGAAGGCTCGGCCCTCTCCTGCCCGACCCTCGCGGCAAAGCCCGCTTCGAACAGCAGCTTGGCGTAGCCCGTCGTCGAGACGCCCATCTCCGTCGCCCGCTTCGCCAGCGCGGCATGCGTCCGCGCCGTGACGCGGATGCCGATCTGCATGTTCTCCTGCAGCTTGAAGGTCATGCGATCCTCCGCTGCCGGAAGATGTCGCCGCGCCGCATCGCCTCCGAGACGACGCCATTGAACGCGCGCGTGGAATGGTGCGGGCAGTATGGAGAACCGGGCGCTTTCGCATGCCCGCAGAACAGGTGTTCCTCGCCCGGTGCCGCGTCGTTCACGGCGAACTTGCAGCCTTCCACCTCGGTCAGCGTCTGTCGCAGCGAACTGGCGTCATAGGCGGCAAAATTGACGAAGGTGGGCGGCGCGGGGTGAGCCGCGTCTTGCGGAGAGCCAACGATTTGGCTCTTCGAGCGGCGAACGCCCGGAGCCATGGCGGAGGGCAGGTCGGCGACAGGCTTCGCTGCCGCCGGTCGTTGCGCCCTGACCCGCTCGCGCAGTTTCGGCGTGGCGTGCTTGCGTCCGTCCTTCTGGGTGCCGGCCGTGCGGGGTGCGTTGCCCGGCAGTCCGATCTTCGCAAGGACCGGATCGCGATGGATCACGCCGATCATGGCGTTGCGCGACACGTAGCGCTGGAATTTCCGGATGAACTCCTGCGCGATCCGGCTGGCGGAAAAGCCGTCGCGCAACCAGCCCTCAATGGCGATGCGCTCATCGTCGGAATAGCGGGAGGAAGGATGACCCGTCATCATCCGCCCCGCGCCAGCTTGCGGTCGACGGCCTTCAGCCGCTGGATCTTGCGATCTATGGCCGCGCGCGTGGCGCGGCGCTCGCCGATATCGATGACGCCGTCGGCCATCGCGTCGGACAGCACGGCCGAGACGTCGCCGTCGGCCTGGTGCAGGTCGGCGAGATCGGACAGCGTCACCTTGTCGCCGTCGTTTTCGCCGGGTTCGAGCGGCACGAGGCGGTAGCCCTGCATCTCGGCGATGAAGGACAGCATCATCGGCGCTTCGAGCTGCCGGTCGAGCGCCAGCACGACGTCGGCGCGGATGACGTGCGGCTCCGAGCCCGAGCCGTATTTCGACAGCATGTCCTTCGGCACGCCGGCCGAGTGCTGGAAAAGCTCCGGCCCGCCGGCCAGCTTGATCAGCTGCTTCGTGCGGGCTTTGATCCGGGTGAGTTCGTCGTCGTCGACAAGTCGCAGCTTTGGTTCGAGCGCCATGGCGCGGTCTCCGGGCAAGGCTCCGCCCGTCAAGGAAATCTTTTGGCGAAAAGATTCCGTGCCGGGCGCTTTGGTTTGATTCACTGTGCGGCGATCACTTTCCTCACGGGGGACCGCATGGAAAACGGAACATCAGGGATCGGCTCCCTTGAAACGGCCGAGCCCGGCGCGCTGACGGAATTCCATCGCCAGTTCCGGATCGAGGTCGAGCGCCGTGGCGAGCACCTGCAGGCCGAGGCCGTCCGCATAGCAGGCGATGGCCCGGCGCAGCGCCTCGCCGACGCCGATCTGTTCGGCCGTCGCGGCCATGCGCAGCGTCAGCAGCAGATCTGCCGAAAGCGTGACATCAAAGGTGGCTGGCGGCGGGGAGGAGGTGTCGCCGCCGGCCGTGTCCCGCCCGCAGGGGATCGTTGCGGCAGCAGGGACTTCGGGGAAAAGACGCGCGCCGAGCGCGGCGCGCGGCGCGGAATGCTGGAAACGGGAAGCGGCACGGATGCTCATGCGGCGGCCTCCGTCTCGGCATGGAATTTCTCAGGGCGGTTCGCCCGCAGCCAGGCAAGTCGCGTCTGGTGCATGTCGTCGGCCGTCACCGCCCCGGCGGTAAGTCCTATGATTCTCTCGACAAGATCAGCGTCGGCCTTGTTCTCGCCGGTCTCGATACGCTGGAACGAGCGCGCGCCTCCCTCCAACCGGAGGGAGATGGCGCAATCGCTTTGCGCAAGTTCGTTCGATGTTCGCCAGTCGCGGAGTTGCATGGCCGCCAAATTGGCCTGATCCGCCAAAACTTGTCAAGCCATATCTGGCCATATCCGCCATGGAAGGGAATGGCGTAATTCGCCATATTCAGAACATGTTGAGAATCAAGGACAATACGTTCCCGCCAAACAGCATTAAGGCGCTGCGCCAGCAGAACGGCATGACGCTGGAAAAGCTTGGCGAAGCTATCGGCACAGACGCATCGACAGTACGGAAGCTTGAGAACAGTTTGATGCGCGTCACCGACAAATGGCTCGAACCGTTGATGGAGGCGCTTGACGCGACGGCCGATGAGATACTTCGCGACCCCGACAAGCCTCGAAGCAGCGGCGAAGTCCGGTCGGCCGAGATCGCGGCGCCGCGTCGCGAGGAAATGCGGAGCGATTTGCCCGTGCGCGGAACTGCGGCAGGCTCGCATCTAGGCGGCTCTTTTCAACTTGAGAGCGCCATCGTAGACTATGTGCGTAGACCGCCCGCGTTGTTGGGTGCCATGAACGCGTATGCTTTGTATGTGGAGGGGACGTCGATGATACCGGAGCATCGTCCGGGGGATCTTCGATTCGTTCATCCCGACCGTCCCCCTCGACTTGGCGATAGCGTCGTCGTCCAGGTCCAGAATCACAGCAAGGCAGAAACGGAAGCGGTGATCGGCCATCTTCTGAAGCGAACCGAAAAAGCCATTGTCATCGGGAAACTCAACCCAGAGGCAACAGTCGAGCTGAAACGCGAGACGGTCAAATCCATCCATAAAATATTGACTCTCAACGAGCTTTTCGGCGTCTAGGCCACGGAGTGCACGCAGTGCTGCGCAGATTCATGCTGTTCGCGTTCTGTGCGGCCGTGAGTGGCCAATCGGCGCGGGCCGGCGACGCTGAAATGCAAGCCTACATAGCTTCGCTCTTCACACAGCCGAACAAGGCGGTTGACGAGTTTATGGAATTCTCGCGCGTGGCTCCGTTTCTTACTGCCTACTCGCTTTCCATGTTTACTGAAAAGCGATGCGGGACCGGCGAGCCATCCGCAGCTCTTCTGGCGGCGGGCGGAGGCATGGAGGCCTTGGGCACCGAGACCGGCAAGAAGATATTGATCTCTGCCGGGATCGTCGGAACAATGAAATTTGAGGATAAGCCGGCAGAAGAGAGATTCTGCTTGAGGGCCAGGAGCGTCATCGACGCAGCGCTTGCCGCATTACCGCCAAACTGACTTGGCGTGATCGGCCAAATTTTGGCTTGACAGATTTGGCGTGATCCGCCAATTTCTCGCCCATCGCAATTCCGCGATGGAGCAAGTTCCATGTCACATCCTTTCCGGAAGCCGGCCACCGTCGAACGGATGGCCGCCGTCATGCTCGACATCCGCGCCACGGGCCGGGTCGTCGACGAGGATGCCCTCGCCAATGAGGGTTTTACCGAGGCCGAGATCGCAGCCTTCGCCCGCCGCGCCCGCGACATCGCCAATCGCCAAGCCGTCCGTCAGGTCGCGTGAGGCTCGCCGGCGATGCGCGACCTTATCCACGACACCGCGGCGTTCATCTCCCTGATGGCCTGTCTCGCCGGCGGCGCCCTCCTGCTGATGGCGCTGGCGACATGAGCAACATCGGCGAATTCATCGTCGCCCTGCTGACGATCATCTTCATGACCGTCTGGATGGCGGTGCTTCCGACCGTCGGCCTCCTCTGGTCCATCGGATGGCTGTCATGACCAACGACAACCGCCGCCCCGAAACTCTCGACCCCCGCGAGGCGATCCACGCAAAACCGTGGCCGGATGGATCGAACGCCTTCGACGACGAGCCGGAGCGTCTGCCGCTTGCCGCCCGGCCGATGTTCAGCCTGATCGAACTCGTGCTGCTCAGCTGCATGATCGGCATCCTGCTCGTCACGCTCTACATCGGCCTCGTCTGGGCGGTGCGCCCATGACCCCCGCCGAAAAGCACAACGAGCTTGCGCACGACTTCGTCATGAAAGTCGTGCGCGAGACGAAGAGCCATTCCGAGCTGATGGTCGTCGTCGAGAGCGCCGTCCTGTCCGCAATGCTCGTTTCCCGCAAGGTCTACAGCCTTCCTCCGGCTGGCTGCGTCGAGATGATCGAGATGGCGATCCAGCAGGCGACGGCGCGGTTTTCCGCGATGGAGGCGCGCAATGGCTGACCACACGCAGATCGAATGGACGGACGCGACCTGGAACGCGATCACCGGCTGTTCGGTCGTCTCGCCCGGCTGCACGAACTGCTACGCCATGCGGCTTGCCGGCACGCGCCTGGCGCATATTCCCAGCCGCGCCGGCCTCACCCGAGATTCTAAGGCCGGCCCGGTCTGGACCGGCGAGGTGCGCCTCAACGAGCAATGGCTCAACCAGCCACTGCGCTGGAAACGCCCGCGCAGGATCTTCGTCTGCGCCCATGGCGATCTCTTCGCCGAGGGCGTGTCGGACGAATGGATCGACAGGGTTTTCGCCGTCATGGCGCTGGCCCCGCAGCATACGTTTCAGGTGCTGACGAAACGCGCCGACCGGATGCGAGCCTATGTGAGCGGCATCCAGTCGAAAATCCCCTTCCTCGGCCGCATGCCGCTGGAACGCATCCATCTAGAAGCCGCCGCCCATATGGAAGGCGACGGCGGCTTCATGGACGTGCTGAAAGATCACGGCAACGTCTACAGCCTCTATCTCGATGCGCCATGGCCCCTTCCCAACGTCTGGCTCGGCGTCTCGGCCGAGGATCAGAAGCGCGCCGACGAACGCATTCCCGACTTGCTCGAAACGCCGGCAGCCGTGCGCTTCGTCTCGGCCGAGCCGCTGTTGGGACCGATCGACTTCACGGACATTCCGTGGCCATCAGATCGGCCGAGATTCCCAGAGATAGACGATATCTCGGACGGGCGGAGCTCATTGCATCCTATCGCAGGCTCAAAGCTCGATTGGATCATCGTCGGCGGCGAAAGCGGCCCCGTCGCGCGGCCTATGCACCCGGCATGGGTCCGCTCGATCCGCGACCAGTGCGCGGCAGCCGGCACGGCGTTTTTCTTCAAGCAGTGGGGGAAATGGGCGGCCATAGACCAGAGCCGCGAAGCTGACGATGCCGGATGGCAAGGTCGCGGCAACTGGATGATCCTCGACCGCAACGGCGATCTCGATATTCCAGACCATCGCTGGCCTGACGAAGAAGATGGCGAGGTAGCCGTCATCGACGTCGGCAAATCCCGCGCCGGCCGCCTGCTCGACGGCATCGAACACAACGCCATGCCGAGGATCATATCATGACGCTCGGCTTCCCCTACGTCTACCGATGGGACCGGCAGGGCCGCAAAGGCCAGCTCTGCCGCGTCACGGCGCGTGGCTCGATGAACTCCATCCGCGTCGAGTTCATCGACGGATATCGCATGATCACCAGCGGCAACGCCATTCGCAAGGCGAAGGCGGACACCCTCCCCTCCTGACACTCACTTTGAAGGATTCCGCCATGGCCCGCGCCAGGAAGAACAAGACTGCCGAACAGCAGACCTCGCCGACGATCGTCGCCTACAAGGGTTTCAATGCCGATCTGACCTGCACGCCGGAAGGACGATCCTTCCAGTACGAGATCGGCAAGACCTATCGCCACGAGGGCAATGTCGTCGCCTGCGTCAGCGGCTTCCATGCCTGCGAGCATCCGCTCGACGTCCTGCGTTACTACGGGCCGGCATCGAGCCGCTTCGCCATCGTCGATCTTGGCGGAGAAACCCATCGCAAGAATGATGGCGACACGAAGATCGCTGCGGCCGAGATCACGATCCGTGCCGAACTCAGGCTGCCCGATCTGATCGCGGCGGCCGTGAAATATGTCTTCGATCGCGTCAGATGGATCGAAGGCCAATTCGCCTGCGGCGAGAAGGAAGGCGTCAGCACGGCATCGATCGGGGGCGCTGCCACCGCATCGGGCTGGTGGGGCGCTGCCACCGCATCGGGTGACTGGGGCGCTGCCACCGCATCAGGCTATCAGGGCGCTGCCACCGCATCGGGCGATCAGGGCGCTGCCACCGCATCGGGCTGGTGGGGCGCTGCCACCGCATCGGGCGAACAGGGCGCTGCCACCGCATCGGGCGAACAGGGCGCTGCCACCGCATCAGGCTATCAGGGCGCTGCCACCGCATCGGGCGAACAGGGCGCTGCCACCGCATCGGGCTGTCGGGGCGCTGCCACCGCATCAGGTGTCGGAGGCGCTGCCACCGCATCAGGTGTCGGAGGCGCTGCCACCGCATCAGGGACACGAGGCGCTGCCACCGCATCGGGCAAGCAAGGGATCGCAATGGCCTCCGGTCCAAACGGCAAGGCGCGCGGCGATATCGGCTGCGATCTTGTCCTTCGCGAGTTTGATGCTTCCGGCAATGTCGTGGCCCGATGGATCGGCACTGTCGGCGAAAACAGCATCAAGCCAAACCAGTTCTACCGCCTGGTCGATGGCAAGCCGGTCGAAGTCGAATGAAGCGCAAGCCGCGAGAGACATGGGCGACGCGAAAGCTGCCGCCGCTGACGCTCGCGGAAATCGAGCGTCACCTCGATCTCGTGGCGCGGATGATGGTCCGCGCCGGCCCGAAGGCGGACCTGCTGCTGCCGATCTGGCGGCGTCTCGAATACGAGCGCGACGCACGGCGGGAGGCCGACAACATCATTGCAGCGGCTCGGGAGCGCGTCCAACGATCGCAGCATCAAACGGCAGCGCGATCTTGAGCAGTTCGCGCTGACGCCATTCAAGCGAGCCGCCCTCCCCGTATTTCGGCCTGTCGACGGTATGCCCCATCAGCAATCGCCGCAACTCGTCCTCAAGCCCGCCCTCCTTCATCCTGTCCTCGAACGAATGCCGGAACGAATAGACCGTATGCCCTTTGGTCGGCATCAGGTCGTTCGCGCGCAGGAACTTGTTCAACGTGGCCGACAGGTCGTTCTCCCGGTCGCGGTAGCGCGGAAAGCCGAGCTTGTGGTGACGCTGCGCCGCCGCCAGCGCGACGCCGACGAGCGGCACGAGGCGCCGGGACGATTCCGTCTTGATCTCGCGGGGATCGTCCGGGTCTTCCCGCGGCTCGATCGAAACATGCGGCACCTTGTGGGAGAGCCGGAAGGACGTCGGCGAAAGATTGGCGATCTCGCTCGGCCGCGCCCCGGTCTCGATGATCATCAGCAGGATGCCCCGCGCCTCGTCGTTGAGCCCTTCGAGGCTTTCAGCCTTCGCAAGGATCTTGTCGCGAATCCAGTCGACGGGGATCGGCGGACGCGAGCGTTTCTTTTTGGCGGAGAAGCTGAAGCCGGAGAACGGATTCGCGCGATGCGTCTGGCCCATGTGCCGGAAATAGGCGTCGTACAGGACCCGAAGATTGCCGAGGTCCCTGTTGCCCGACGAGTAGGACGCGGTCGGTCTCCCTTCCTTGGGCGCGATCCGGCCGAGCCAGTGCTGATAGACCTTCCGCGCATCGTCGACGGCAATGTCTTCCATCGCCTTGTCGGCGACCAGTTCGATGAAATTGTTGACGGCGCGCTTCTTCACCTTCTTCCACTGGTCGCGCTGCGCCTGGCTCTTGGTGATCAGCTCGTCTGCGACGATCTCGTCGCAATAGAGGTCGAACGCGTCGTTGATCGTCGTCTTCGGCACATCGATCGCTCCGACGACGGCCATGCTCAGGGTGTGGTTCCTCTCAAGTCCGGCCTCCACCTCGTACAGGCGGCGACGCAGATCGTCGAATTTGCGGGAGAGATCGGCGAGGCCGGCGGACGAGGTGAACATGAAGCCCATCGCTTCCACCTGTTTCACCGCCGCCTCGTAGCGCCGCCGTGCCGGATCGGTGACGCCGTCGACGATCATCGAGGCCCACAACGCATTGTCCGCCGCTTCCAGCTGGTCGCGCTTTTTCCGGGCAACCTTTCTGTCGGCCGTCTTGAGCGATATCCGGACGTGCGGCCCGCGCTCGTCCAGTTTGGCGACATTCGTCGGCACCCGGCGCTTGTAATAGTAGTTTCCGTCTCTCTGGACGAGGTAGCGATCATCGTCGCTTTCGATCTTCCGCCGGCCCAACCTGCCCTCCGAAATTGGTGCGCAACTCGCGCCCCAATCCGGGCCACAATCCGCGCCACACACGGCAAGCCATAGGGCAAATTATGCAATCAAGTCAACAAGCGCAGTCGGGTGCGGTTGCTTCTCGACCGCACCAACACTTCCTTCCCATTTTCGATTTTAAAGCGCTGATTTATAAGCGCTTTTCGGATTTGCGATTGGTTCGATAATTCCTCCATTGTCGCCGTTGCGCCCCAATATGGGCCACAATCCGCGCCACTTTGATTGCTTTTGAACAGCGCCAGACGGTGCGCTACCTTGTGCCGATTTAGGAATTTTTCCCTGTTTCCGTCTTGACGTTCCACGGCCGCGCGACAGAATCCAGCGCATGTCTGACCCGCTCTACACCGTCGCCACGGGGAAGTTCTATTTCCAGATCCGTTTCGAGGACGTGCCGCAGCAGTACATCCTCGGCGGGCGCTGCTTCTGCTGCAACCATCGCGGCCCCGTCGACCGCAAGCGAATCGAGAAACGATGGGGCGCTGCGGCGCAGATGCGTTGGGTCGATCGCTATCTGCATTGCCTCGTCTGCGACAACAAGATCGAGAACATGTTCACGGTCGTCGGAACGTACCTGCCGGCGCCTGAAGTGGCGGAGGTCGTAGCGCTCCGCAAGGCGGGATAGGTCGGCGCTTCAGCCGGCCCCGTCGTCTGCAGGCTGCTCGGCCTCGCGGCGCTCCAGCTCGCGCTCGACGGCTTCCCGGATGAACTGGGCGCGACGCCCCTCGCCGACCAGCGCGTCGATACGCTCCGCCACTCCCTCGGGAAGCCGGACCAGCGTCGGTTTCACTTTCAAGGACGGGCGCCCCATGCGGCCCGCACTATCCGATATCGGAATGTGAGTCAAAGAACCTCTCCGCAGCAGCCACCAGTGGAAATATAAACGATATCGCTTATTGACCAAATAACCGATATCGCTTACTTGTTCAACCCGAAGGCGCCTTCAAGCAACAGGGCCGCGACGCCCCAACCTTCGGAGACACACATGCGAATGAACTTCTATCGGCCGTATCAGGCCGACGGCTTCCATGCGATGGAAACGATCGACTTCAAGAACCTTTTGGCCGCCCTGCAGGGCAAGGGCGAGCAGGTCGCATTCACTGGCCTGCGCGTGAAGAACGAAGACGGCTCCAACGCGAGGCCGACGAGCATCCTCCAGACCTACGAATCGACAAGCGACAAGATCGAGTTCAAGATCGTCGACAAGGACAAGGATTTCTCCGGCGTCTATCTGGAGTTCGACCGTGATCCGGGCAAAGGCATCGACAACCTGATCTTCTATTACGACAAGAAATCGGGCGATCTCGTCGCGGTCGACGGCGGGCAAACCTACGTTATCGACGCGACCAGAAGCGGTAACACGCTCACGGGCGTGATCGACGTCAGCGACATCACGGGCTTCGACCACGGCCAGTTCGGGATGGAAATCTACAATCCGCAGTACGGAATTTCATCCTTCGTGCATGTCGACGTCGGCGACACGATCGCATGAACGAGAACCGGCCGGCGGATGGCGACGTGTTGCGCATCGCTCGCGAGGCGGCAGCTTCGGTCGTTTCGGAAAGCCTTCGTGCGCCCTACCTCGAAGGCCAGCACGATCACTTCACGGTCGTTCAGGCGGCGGTGAAGGCGATCCTGCTGGACCGGAAGCAGCGGGATCTTCCCGCCTCCGGCGCCACTGCCCGGCCATAATGAAACGGCCGCCGCATCTGGACGGGATGCGGCGGCCGATCCGGTGGTGGGGATGTGCGCCGGCAACCGGCCGGCACGGAAACGCCCTTTTTGGGCGAATCCTCTATGTCCCGTCGTCCTCTTTCGGCTTGAACCGCCGCACGATGATCTCGAACACGACATCGCTGATCCACATGGCGCATGTGCCGATCAGGAAGGCCGACGCCAGAAGCGTCGGCTGGTCTTCCGCCGGCAGAGGCCAGCCGGTTGCCTTTATATAATGTATCGCCGGCACCGTCAGGTAGGCTGCCGCCAGCGCGCCGCATATCGGCGAGGCGAACATCTCCCGTATCTTGAACCGCTTGCGCGACAGCGCCCGCATGATGCCGCCGAAGCCCCCGGCGACGAAGACGGTCGAATCGATGCCGATCGACTGGAGGAATTCATGGAGCGTCATGGGGCCGCCCTTTCTGCACTGCTAGATGAAGAAGACGATCGCCGCGCCAATCGTGACGCTGGCGAGCGCGTAGGCCACGAAGATGAGACGCCAGTCATCGGTCACGGCTTCGCCTCGCCGCAGAACGTCGCCCGCGCGGAGTTGATCGCCCTGACTTCCAGCTGCGTCTGTATCGTGTCCCGGCCGGACCAGGTCACCGGCCGCCATGCGCGAGCGCAGAGGTCGGCAATGTTGAAATCGTTCGCTTCAGTCGCGGCGGTTCGGGTCGTGAGGATCGACTGGCACCCTGCCAGCAAGAACATCGTCACGAGCAGCAGCAGCGGCATCGACGCGCGCCCTGTGAGCGCGCCCAAGTTCGGCAAGCACTTCATCTTCGGCGGCCTTTTTGATGCGGCCGTCCCGCACCGCCTGCACGATGATCGGCAGGATGGTCAGGACGGCCTTGAGAACGAGCATCCACATGGGATCACTGGACAGGCGGCTGCTGCTTGGTGAGGCCGCCGAAGCCGTCGCGCACGACGTTGACGATCATCTTCAGCACGCCGAGCCCCGTGATGGCGACGGCCGCCCAGGTCGGATCGAGGAACGCGATCTTCGAGCATTCGAGATCGCCGTTCGGCAGGGTCGTGCAGCCCATGGCGGTCAGCACGGCCGTCGCGCCCGCGATCAGGATCATCAGGATGTTCGCGATGTTGTGAAACAGGTTGGAGTTCATGGCACGGTTCCTATGGAGGGAGGATGCCCGGAAGCCGCCGGGCGCGGCCGTCACTCAACCGGAATGAAGTCGAGATAGAACGTGTCGCCGACATTGAATTTGCCGAGCAGCGCCGGGTTGGCGACGGTCAGCGAAAGCGCGCCGGCCGGGGAGAACTTGGCGAACTGCTGATCTTCGTCGCTGCCGTCGGCCGGATAGGCTCCATCCTTCGCCGGAAAATTGAAGGTCAACGCCTCCTGCGTGGCTTCGCCCTCTTCTGGATATTTGCGGATTCCTGTAATCCGCACCTTCGCGCGCATCCTGGTCATGATCTTTCCTTTCAGGCTGATGCCCGGCGACCGGCCGGGCGCGGTTCAGTTGGCGAGCGCCGCCCACGTCTGCGGGCCGACCTTGCCGTCCACGACGAGCTTCGCCTTGCGCTGAAAAGCCTTCACCGCGGCCTCGGTGCGGTCGCCGAAATGCGCGTCCACGACGAGCTGCGCGCCGGCCGCGTTGAGCAGCTTCTGAAGCCGCTCGACGTCCGCGCCCTTGTTGCCCTTCACCAGCAGCGGATTGACGGACTTGCTGACCGGCTTCGCAGCCTTGGCCGGCGCGACGCTGAAGGCCGACAGATCCCACGGCGTCGTGTCGTCGCCGGCCTTGCCCGCCACGACGGACAGATGGACATGGTGATTGTGCGGGTTCTTGCCGGTGTACGGCCGCCATGCCCATGGCTTCGGCCCGGCCGGGCCGGAGGCGATCTGCCCGAAAGAGATCACATATTTGATGCGCGGGTCGCGCGAGGCGATCAGCGCCTTCGCCAGCCTGCTGCTGTCGATGCCATGACCGACGTCGTGCGTCAGGTCCAGCGCCCGCACGACGCCGCTGCCGTCCGGATTGTGGTCGGACGTGCGCGCCGAGTGCGCCGCGTCGCCGATCGTGCCGTCGCTCGCTTTCGAGCGGTTCGGAGACAACGCGTTGATCTGCGCGCGCAACGTCTCAAGGCTGCGTGCAAGCCGCCATGCCATGGTCTTTTCCTTTCGGGTTGTGGAGTGCCGGTTCAGGCCGGCGCGATGCCGATCGTCATGCGCCCCTGCGTGCTGGCAGAGGCAAGGGTTGCCGTGGTCGCTCCGGTCGCGCCCGCCGTGACTTTGTAGCCGGCCGCGATGGCGAAGCCGCCGTCGTCATCGTCCGTCGTGTTGTCGTCGAGGATTTCGGCGAAGTCGGCCAGATTGGCGTTGGCCCACGAGCCGACCGTCGTCGCGTTCGAGAACGCCACTATGGCGAGCACGAGGCAACCGTCCACCGTCGTCGTAGCGGTCGGGCAGGAGACGGAGGTGGAAGAGCCGGAATTGCTGCCGGTGTTGACGTTGATCGTGGTGTTGGCGTTCCGGATCGCGATGATGACCGCGATGGTGTGCGAGCCGAACAGGCCGACCGTGACCGCGCTTTCGGACCCGGAATGCACCTTCGAAAACACGCCAAGCCGGGTCGAGGTCGCGAACGTGCCGTTGCCCTGCGGACTGTTCGACAGCTCGGAATATCCGGACGGCGCGGTCTGGCCGCCATTCTCCGTACCGACGATGCAGAGCAGCAGATCGCCGGCCTGCGCCCCTGCCGGCGGGCTGACGCTGACCGCGTTGCCGGAGCCTTTCGCCACCGTGCCAATGGCGGCGATGAAGGGGCCGGATTTCG